GCCAATTCCTTCGGCTGCGTGCCGTCCTCATACCAGCGCAGCAGCTTCGTGCCTGCATGGACCAGCAGGTGCTTCACGTCGTCAAATTCCGCCTGAAACAGGCCGTTGATCCGCCCCTCCAGCTCCACCAGCGTCCGCCAACCGGGTCGCTTTTCCGGCATGCCACCCTTGTCAGCCACCATGTTCGGTGCCCATGGACTGCGGGCATCGTCCACCAGCGCCGGGTCGGTGGAGAAATCCACACCCCGGAAGCGGTCATACCGCTTGGTGCGGATGCTCGTTCCGCTCACTTTCGGCATCGCTTACCTCCCGGCGCGAAACAGCGCCTGCCGCACCCGTCCCCCGCCCTTCTCCGGCAGTGAGACGTCCAGCGCGGCCCGCATGGTCAGATACATATTCCAAAAGGCGGAATAATCCACCACCAGATCCGGCAGCAGGTGCTGGGCCGCCACAAAATACGGCATACAATTGGCCGCGTCCTCGTCCACCTCGAACTCGTACTCGTCCGGCGTGTCCGGTCCAATGGTCTGAGGCTTGGCAAAATACTCCACCAACAGCACCGCATCGTCCCCGGGTCGGGTCATCAGCTTCCCGGCCACCACCGGAAATCCGCTTTCCAGCCGTCCGGCGCGCCACACGCAAACCAGTTTTTGAAAGTCACCGGGCAGCGGGCACCCCCGTCCGCTCCCATCCGGCTCCAGCTCCACGGTGCGGATGATCCTCTTGTGTCCGGCTATCTCTTTCTGGGCCATATCGAAGAAATCGGCCATTTTCTTGTCAATGTCCGCGTCCTTGGTCACGGTACCGCCGGCAGAGTATTCGTCCAGGAGCATGAGCACCTTGCGTTTTCCCTCACCCAGCGTCATACCTTAGCCCTCCGAGCCGAACAGCAGCCGCACATCCGTATTCGCCTCCGTGGAGAGGATGGACAGCTTGCGGGCCGTCAGGGGCACGCGCAGGGTCTGACCGGGCAGCAGGGCGAAGCTGTTGTCCGCCGTGGCCACCTTGCCGTCCTCCGCCGCTTCCTTGAAGTAGACGGTTGCGCTGGCACTGGTGTTCACCATTAGGAAGGGGCGGCAGTGTGCCTCCACCTCCACGGCCTTGGTGCCGGCGGTGACCTTCTTGGTGCTTTCAATAATCAACATCGTAATTCCTCCTCATAATTGACAACAGCCAGACAGCGGCTTCCCGGCCGCCGCCTGGCTGTTTGTTTTCTATAGCCTTCCCCCTCGGGGGAAGGTGGCACGGCATAGCCGTGACGGATGAGGGGGCGTCTATGCGCTTGCCCTCAAATGACCCTTAGCCGGGGTCGCTGAAGCAGATCATGCGGCCGTCACCCCAGCCGATACCAAAGTCGGCATAAGCCGTGTAGGTGTCGATCAGCGGATTGTCCAGATTGCTCTGCAGCACCTTGGGCTTGGTGATGTAGACCAGCTTGAACATGTCCTTCATCAGGGTGCGGTCACACACCGCCCACTGGCCCTTCTTAAAGCCGGCGTCACCGCCGCCGATGACGATGTACTTCATGCCGTGGACGGGGTTGGCACCGTGAGCCGCGGTTTCGGGATCCAGCCGCGCGTCATCACCGCACAACTTCTTGGCCATGGCCTCCTCCTCGGGAGATACCAGCAGCGTGTCCAGATTGCACAGGAAGGGCAGGCCGTCCGGGGTCACGAAGCGGTTGGCTCGGCTCTGCAGACCGGTGATGGCAGCCACAGACAGGGCGTCGTGTGCGATGTTGCTGTAATAACCTGCGTCGGGGTCCGGAATGTAAATGCGTCCCTCGCTGCCCTTGGAGGCGATGGGGTGCTTTTCATTGGCCCAGCTCACGCCATCGCCGCCAACCTTCTTGGCATTGAAGGCGTTGCCAAACGCACGAAGAACGTGCATGTACACCGTCATCGAGGCGCTGTCACCCAGCTGCACGCCCACCCGGCGGCACTCGCCGGACTTGTCCACCTTGGCGCGCTTATAGCTCACATCCTCGCTGGAGCTGTACTCCACAGGGACAATGATGGTCTTGAAGCCACGCTTCTGAGCCGTCTTGTTGAGGTTCTGGCCGTCATAGACCTTCATCTCACCATAGCCGCCGGAGCCGGTCAGCTCGAAATCGATGCTGTTGGTGGTTGTCTCCCCCATGATAGGGGCCAGCGTGTTGATACGCTGGGCATAGCGCATATCGAAGGTCTTGCCCACGAATGCGTAGTTATCAGTTTTCCACGCGGTCGCGTTATTCATTTTCGCTCATCCTCTCTTTCTCACATCAGCCGGTCACGCCAAACACATGCTTGGCGGGAACAATGGTGATCTCATTGGTCTCCTCGATGCGGCCCGCCACACGCAGGGGCAGACTGGCCGTGGCAGTCACCACCAGCTGCTGACCGTTGGCATCCAGATTGCCGCCGGCAAAGCCCACAGGCGGGAACAGCACGTACTCGTCGCCGGCAGCAGGCGTACCGCCCTCGGTCAGAGTAAAGGTGCCGGTACCGTCCGTGGTGGCAAAGGCGGTGATGCGGCGCACGGTGCCGATGGCGTCAGTGTTGGTACTGCCCTCAGCCTTGGCCACCAGCTTCAGCCAGCCGCCCACATAGGCACTGGCCGCGCCGGCCAGAGTGGCCTTCACTGTGGTGGCGCTGCCGCCATCCAGAGCGGTCAGCTTGGGGGCAGGACAGCGAAACACCTGACCGGGGCCGTCCCACACGCTGATCTTCGGACCATCGGACCGGGGATCCAGCGCGTCAGGGGTGCCGCTGTGATATTCTGCCGCAACGCCCAGAATCGCGCCGGTGCCACCCACAGCGTGGGGCACCACCAGTCCGTTCTTCAAGTCCACCACCTGACCCTCGTGGATCTTGGTGGCGGGACCGATGTCATACTCGCGGTGAGAGTGGATCACACCGCCGTCGATGTTCTGATGCACTTTCATGCTCTATCATCCTTTCTGTTTTCAGTTTCTTCTTGCAAGGAACTCTTTTGCCGTCATGGCCATGTCGGGATTGGCCGCGTTCCAGGCGTCCAGCGCTTTCTGCTGGCCCGGGGTCATGGTCGTGCCGCCGGTACTGCCGCCGCCGGTGGAGCGTGCGCTGCGCCCCTCCTGCTTGGCCACCGCCGCCTGACCTGCCTGCCCGGTGACCTCCATAAAGTCATCGTACAGGTCGCCCAGAGGCTCCTTGCCGAACCGGGAACCACAGAACCGGCGAAAGCTCTTGTTGTTTTCCAGCTTCTCCAGATCCACGTCCGGGTGGCGGGCCACAAAGTCCATAACGTCCCGTTCAATGAACGCCCGACGTTCCTCGCCGGCCTTGCTCTCTGCCTGCTCCTTCTCGGCCTTCTGCCTCATGCCGCGTACAAAGTCCCTGTCCGCCAGATCGGCGGCCACGTCCTCCTCGCTGCGGCCTGTCTCCTTGGCCATGCGCTTGATGTTCGCCTGACGCACCCGCTCCCCATAGTCCTCCACCTCCTGCAGGCTGGTAAAGGGCTTGTGGGTGTACGGATTGATCAGGCCACTCTTGGCAAGTCTCTCGCCCACGCGCTTGTCCGCCGCCGCCTCAGCTTCCCGCTGGGCGCGGATGCGGGCCGCGCGGGCGGCCGCATTGTCCTGGCGTGTCTGACTGCCTGCTCCGTCCTGACCGGCGCCGTCAGGATCGCAGTTTTCACCGCCGCCTTCGCCAGCGTCAGAGCCGTTGTCATCCACGTCTTCCTCCTGAGGATCTACGAAATCCTCCCGGCCATCGAGGGCGGCATAGCTGCCGCCGGTCTGGCTTTGCTGAGCATCCACGACATGCTCCTGTGCGCCGCTGTGATCCTCTACCTGAGTCTCTGTCGCATTAAATTCGTCCATGGTCTCTTGTTCCTTTCCGCCCGCTCCCGGGCACTTATTCTGCTTATTACAAGCCAAGCGTAGGGCACGACGACTCGGCACGCCGCTCCCACACTCAGCGAGCAATCGTTCACATCACCGGCAGCCCCATTGACTGTCCGCCAACTCCTAAAGGCTCCCCTGTGTAAGGGGAGCTGTCAGCGAAGCTGACTGAGGGGTTGCCGCCGACGGCGGGGCCGTCAGTCCCAGGCTGACTGATAGGTTGTTCGCCCGCCGCGATCTCCGCGTCCAGCTTGGCCAGAACAGCATCGCCTACCGCTTCCAACAGGGCGGGGTCCTCCTCCAGCGCCTGAATAATCTCCGGCGGCACCACAGGCTCAAACTTGCGCTTCCATCCATCGATGATCTCCTGCTTCTGGGGGATGTCCAGATATTCCAGTTCCTCCGCCAGCAGCTTCCAGTTATCCGGTGTCACCTGCGTAGCCGCCAGCTTGTCCAGCACCTGCAGCGTATCCGCCGGGCTGCGGCTCAATCCGTCGCCCGCCGTCACCGTCACGTCCACCCGCGGGAAGTAGGTACTTTCTTCCATCAGTACCTCGCCGCTCACCGGGTCGACTACCCCCGGCGTGCGCATGGCGTAATTCTCCCGGTTGAAGCGCAGCATCTGCGGCTCCTCACCCTTTTTCTTGGCCCCGATGTACAGCATCCGGTCCTCGTCAAAGAACTCCAGTGCCAGATAGTCCAGCAGCTCATACAGCCGCTCAAAGCCCGCGTTCCGGTCCGCCTTCTTCAGCTTCTGCTGGCTCTCCGCGTCCGTGCGCAGCTGCAGCAGACCGCTGGCCGTGGTGATCCTGGCGGACTCCTTACCTGTGTTGGTGTCGTAGTTGCGGTTGGTGCGCTGGATCTGATCCTGCATCCAACTCACCGAATCCAGCATCCGGCTCCCGCTGGACAGGCCGCCCAACCGAGCCACGCCGCCCATGCGCCCCTGCTCCACTTCCCACACCGAGCCGGGCACGTTGGTGATCTCGCACCCCGGGACCAGCGCTCCTTTTTCCTTCACGATAATATCCGCCGCGGTCATGGCGTCGTTCAGCTGGGCAAAGGCCAGCTGCCGGTCCGCCGCGTCCACCATGGAGGTAATGGGTTCCAGCTCGCTCTTGTTCCAGAACTGGGTCTCGTCCCGGATACACCAGTAATGCACAAAGGGGAACTTGTCGTACTTGGTGGTCTCCCAGTAATCCGGGATGTACTTCAGTTCCACCCCTCCGGCCTGAATGGTGCAGCCGATGGCGCCCGCCCGCACCCCTTCCGTGTCCGCGGGCTGCCTGAACCAAAACTCCATGATCTGCACCAGATCGTCCCGTGCCGCGCTGCCCTTGGTGTAGGGTTCCAGGATACCGTCCTCAAATCGGTACTGGGTCCCCATTACACCTTCCAGCGTCTTACCCTGCTTCTCCAGCACCGCGTGGTACTGCCGCCAGAAGCGCAGCTTGTGCATGGTGTAGATATAGACGCAATACTCGCCCGCCTGCAGGCCCTCGGCACCTGCCGTCGGGTCTGGATAGAAGTCCTCCACAGACACGTCCTTGATGCGGATATTGCCTGCCTCCCGACCCAGGCGCATAGTCTCGTCATAGTAGGCCTTCCACACGGCGTCGCCCAGCTTGCGCAGACGCCGCTCGTTGGCTGTGTTCATGTCGTTGATGCGGTTGGCCTCCATGAGGTAGCGCACCGCCAACTCCCGCTCCTTAGCCCTTTTGCTGTCCCGGTCATCGTCCCGCCCCCGGAACTCCGGCTGCGGCACTTCGGGCACGATCTGGCTCTCCACCATGACAAAGCAGTCCGGCACCACCGATGGCGTCCATGGCAGGTCCATGTCCTGCATAGCGTCCACCATCTCCTGCACGGCGTCGTGCTTGAAGTTGTAGTAATCATTGTGCCGGATCCACTCCGCTTCCTTGGCCGTGCGCTCGTTCTTGGCCTGCTGGAACAGCCATTCCGCCGTGTTCACACGGCTCTCCGGCGTGGAGTAGTCATAGATGCGCCCGGTCCGGAACTGCTCCGGGTCGGGCACCTTGTCCGCAGCGCCCTCCCGCTCCGGCTTTCTTAATTTCTCCCAAAATCCCATGTCCCTGTCCTCCTGTCAAAGGCTCCCCTACCCGTAAAGGGTACGCCATATCCGTAGGGGCGGCCCCATGTGGCCGCCCGACGGCTATGCAGTGTGTAAGGGGAGCTGTCAGCCGCAGGCTGACTGAGGGGTTGCCTCCTCATCGTCTGCGCCGTTTCTTTCCCTCCAGCTGGTCGATCAGCTTCACCCGCTGTTCCTCGACCACCTGCGCGACCTCATAGCTTTGCTGCCCCCGGACGAAGTGAGCGATGGCCGCCGCCATCACCAGATCGTCATGGGACCCGGAGGCCGCCTCCGGCCGCATATCCTCGTTACGGATAAAGGTCAGCATCTCCCGCAGCAGCTCGGCATCCGCGATCATGTCCCCCGTCTGATCCATCACCGTGTGCAGGTTGGCCAGGATCAGCGGCCGGGTGCGCTGGTCGGTCCGCCAGCCCCATTTCTTCACATCCAGCTCCCGGCGCATGTCGTCCGGCTTCTCCCGGATAAACAGCTTCGGGTACCCCCACTCCTCCAGCTTGCGCTCGGGGTAGGTGGAAAAGTTGATCTCCACCGCCAGCAGGGCGGTGTTGTATGTCATGCCCAGGCAGTACATCTGCTGGGCGTACCACAGCTCAGAGTTTCCGTCATACATCAGCCGGGCCACCTGACCGCCCGTGGTGTTGTCCAGACCGTGGGCGGTAAAGCGGTCGCTGCCGTCTCCGGCGGTGTCCCCGCCGAACACATAGGGCACCCGCTCCACCCGGTCCTCCCAGATGCAGATCTCGCCCTTCTCGTCCTCCTGCCACACCCAGTCCAGCGGCTTTCCGTTCTCCGCCTCGCCGTAAACGAAGCGCCCCCGGCGCATGGGCGGCGGTGCCGTCTGCAGCAGAAGCAGCACTTTGGCATTGTCGAAGAACGGATTGCCCGACAGCAAAAACGCCTCTTCCGGGCAGGAGGGATACTCCTGCTTGAACTTCTCCGCGTCTCCGCGCAGCTGGGTCTTGATACACCAGCGCCGCCACGTCAGCTGCTCATCGTCCAGACCGTAGGCCCGGCGCAGTTCTTCCTCCTCCGCCGTCCACTCCGTCCCCGGCTCCACCGGCCGGCGATAGCCGGGCTCCTCGTACCAGGCGAAGAACAGCGGCACAAAGCCGTTGCGTCCGGCCACCGCGTCATCCCACAGAGTCTTGAAGGCGTTAAAGCCGTTTGGCGTACTCTCGATGACCACCGCCGTGTCCGGGCTGTCCGGCACGGCCTGCATCACCGCGTCCAGCGTCTCGTTCATATTCCGCCAGAACGCCGCCTCCGAGGCGTGGATGTTGGTCAGCGTATCGCCGCGGCCCACGCCGCTGCCGGCAGCAGGCACGCAGCGGATGGAACTCATCAACCCCGGGTTGGTCGCTTTTTCTTCCGGATCCCGGGCGGGATTTTCAAATACGATCTCCTGTGCGTTGCTGTTCTTTCGCATGGGCTTGAGCGGCTCTGGCAGCATGTCGTAAAACAGCTTGTTCATCCGGAATAGCTTGCTGGTGGACTCCTCATCGTGAGCCAGGATCAAGGTGCGCACCAGCGGCCGGGTGGCCGCATCGTGGAAGAACATTCCCTCGATCACTGTGGAGAAACCCAGCTGACGGGCCTTGAGCACGATGATGCGTACCGGGCGGCCCGCGTCATGCTCCCGCTTCATGGCCTCATACAGCTTTTCCTGCGCCGGTTTTAGCTTCAGATTGGCCAGCTTGCTCTCCTTGGTTCGGATCACCAGGAATCGCTCCATGTAAAGTCTGGGTACCGTCAGCAGCCGCATCACATCCGGCCTCAATAGGACCGCCCTCCTCCGGAATACTTTTCCAGCAGCGCCTCCAGCCCATTTCCGTTCAGGTCGATTTTCTTGGGCGCTTCCATGCCCAGCAATTTGGCGATGTTCTCCATCGCCTTGCTGGCGCCCTTGGCGTCAAACCGCCACACGCCGGACTCCACCCACTTGCGCTCCTGCTCGTCCCATTTCATCACGGGCACGGCCGCCATGCACCGCTGGTAGATCTCCAGCTGCCGCAGCAGCACATTCTCCCGGGTCAGCGCCATACTGTCCACGCTCTCACGCAGCAGAGCATCCCGATAGGCTTTTATGCGCGGATCTTTCAGCAGACGGGAAGCCCGCACCGCCGCGCTGGCATTGTCCTTACCCGGGGTATATCCGGCCAGGATGGCCGCCTTCGTGCCGTTCAGCGTGGTCAAAAACTCTTTCACGAACAGGATCTCTTTGAGCATCATGTACTCAGCGATTTCATCCGCGGTCATCTGTGCCGCCCGCTCCGGGTCAAATTCTTCTTTGCGCTTCTTGGCCACGCCGGCACCTCCAATCCCGCTCGCCCGCCCTCCTCCACTCAGAAAGGCTCTATCGTTTCGACGGTGGAGCATCGGCAACACCCTTCGATGCTGCACTTCCGCGTGCATTTCCCTTCCTGCGATATAAGCGTAGCACAGGAGGCGTGTCTGTTATCACGGACTTTCAAAACCCGCTATCCCTTGCCGCTCTATGCAAAACTCCATTTTCCCCTCTGCCCGAATTTTTTGCGGCATAAAAAAGGCAGGGGCCTGGAAGCCGCCCCTGCAGCACAATCCAGGCCCCTTGAAAGGAGACGCCCCGTTCCAATGCCCGGGGCCACGGCAAGCCGGCCCGAGTGCTCGCGCACACCCGGACCGCATATCAGCTAAACCAGTTTTCGTAAAACGCCTTTCGGCAGTCGTACAGCACACTCTCGCTCACAGCATGATCCCGGGCGATTGCCGTCACCGCCCGACGTGTGGTCATGACCTCGAAAAGGGCGCGGGAATACTCGCCCCCATGCACGTCGCACAGATGCTGTATTTTTCGCTGTTCCCATTTCGTCCGGCTGGCGTAGTTCAGGCAGGTGTAACGAATCAGTCCCTGCTTTTCCTCCGACAGCCGCACGCCCCGCAGCCTTCGGAAGCTCATTGCACACCTCCTCCAACGTCTTCCCCACCTAAAGGCTCCCTTGTGCAAAGGGAGCTGTCACCGCAGGTGACTGAGGAATTGTCTTCCCCCGCCTCCCACAGCGCCCGCTCCTTATGACCGCCCACCTTGGGCGCTCTTGGCTTTCGTATGTAGCGGATATAGTGGGTCCCGCTCCCGCCGTCATAGTGGCTCACCTCGCTCACCACGGCGCCGCCGGGTGCCCGCAGCTCCCTCGCCCGGTCCACCACCCGCTCGCTCTCCACCACCGGCTTCTTGAGGCCGCGGGTAGCGTGCCACTTCTTGGCGTCCGGCGCGTCCACCGCCTGCCGGATGCAGTACACCGCGATGGGGGTGTAATCATCCTGTTCCCGCAAGGGCTCCACGTGAATGCTTCCCATTCCCCAGATGTCCGCCAGCTCCCGGCCGTTGATGGAACACTCGGCCAGCTGCCCATCCTCGTCCCAGCGCACCGTCACACCTTCCATGGAAATGACCGCGTGGTGGTGCAGGCGTTCTTCCTCTCTGGTCTCCGGGTCCTTGTCCGCTGTCATCCAGAACCCCCGCAGCTGCACCCCCGCCGCATCCAGCGCACGCCGAAGCCGGCGCCACGCCAGATCCATGCACTTGTCCGCTTCCTCCGGGCAGGCAGGCAAATGCTCGTTGTCATATTTCAGCGACAGCCACAGGTCCCCCCTGCCCCAGTTGCAGTTGATGATCCGGGCAAGGCGGCGCACGGCCGTGTTCATATTCTTGTCTTTGCGTTCCAGGGTGGTGCTGCCCTTCTTTCGGGGCGCTCTGGGCCTGCGTTCCCCCACGTAGAACTGGGACTTCTCGATCACCTTTCCGCTTCGCAACGTCCTGACCACCCAATATCCGCCTCCCCGCATTTCTCTGTCCTCCGTGCTTCTTATCATTTCGTAGGGGCCGATGCCCTCATCGGCCCGTCCCCCTCGATGAGGGGTCTGCCGCCCCACGGCGGCTGAGGGGTTGTCTCTTGAATTCCTATCACGCGCACGTGCGCATCGCCCGCCTCCACGCGAACGCCTTAACTTTTCTTAGCCTGATATCATGATATCTTCAGACAGGGGCAGACGCCCTGCCGTCCTTCCTGTCTGATTGCCATTTTCTCCCATCAGAACACGGTCGCCATCCCCTCTTTTCTCCCCTCACAGAGAGAATGGTCCTAAAGTTATCCCTATAAGGACCGCCTATATACGCGCGCGTGCGCGCGTATATAGGAAGAAGCGCGGAGGCGTGCGGAGCAGGGCAATAGACTCCGGAGCGAATGCCGAAAGCCCAGGCGCGTCCATCGGACCCGGCGGGTTTCGGCGTAGTCGAAGGAGTTATTGCCCGTCGCGCAGCCGCCGCAGCGTGACCGGAAGAAGCGCGGAGGCGTGCGGAGCATGGATGCCGCCGCCCCGGCCACGGTGTTCTGCTTTCAATGTACAGTGCACGGATCTCCGTCCCACCGCCGGCACCCGGCAGCAGGACGCAGCCCCGTGCGGGCTGCATAAAGCCTTCCCCTCGGGGGGAAGGTGCCCCAGTGCGCTCACTGGGGCGGATGAGGGGGCGTTGCCGAGCAAACCTCACAGCAACTCCGCCAGTTCTTCAGCCTTCTCTCTCACGCTTATGCCGAGTGCGCCGACCTCGTAGATCATGCTCATAATCCCAGGCTTTCCCGTCAGCGCGCCCTCAGTACTATCGCAGCACACTTCTGTCGGCCGTGCACCGTTTACCGCAGTCAACGCCTTCTCAAGCGCCAGTTCTGCTACACTTAGGATCTTTGTGATCTCGTCCATATTTTCCCGCACATCCATTTTCTTGTTCGTGCCGTTTTCCATATCCGTTTCCTCCCTCACAGCTCTCCCGCCAGTTCCTCGGCGGCCCGGTTCGCCTCGGCCACCACCGTGGCCAGCAGCACACACATATCCATCGCCTGACTGCCCATGGCGTTCAGATGCACAATAACAGACTCATCATTGTTGCCCTTGATGGCATCCCAGATATCCCCTTGCAGATTGCTCAGAGTCTTCTTGCCTGCCTCCGCCCGCTCCAGCAGGTGCTTCAGCTTGGCCCATGCCTCATAGCCGCTGGCATAGGGCCGGCCCATGCGCGTTTCTTCCTTCTCCCGGCACTCCTGCACCGCCTGCACAAAGGCGGGGGGTGTCGCCTTCAACTCGTCCATAATTCACTTCTCCTTTCGCATCTCGATACAAAGGCTCCCTTGTGTAAAGGGAGCTGTCAGCGAAGCTGACTGAGGGATTGCCCCTCACTCCACGATCTCCCAGTCCTCCGCCAGAATGTCACTCTGGGACGCAAGCCACATCTGGAAACTGCCGTCCACACACTTCATCTGGAGGTAGGGGCGCACCTTGAACAAGCTGCCCTCCGGAATGCCTACGGCGTCCGCTGTGTTTTTGTTGCAAGGGATACCCTCCGGGTACCCCGTGCGGTATACCACCCACATTCCTTTCCCGTTCCATCCCCTGCGCGTGATCTTGGCGCCCTTTTTCGCCGCCTCGATGGCTTGTCCGAAATTCATGCCGCTAATAGGGCGGTAAATCGCCTCAAACTTGTCCTTGCGCAGAAACCCTTCCCGACCGTCCGGATAGCGAATGGCATATCCGGTCTCACAGGAAATGCTCTTTTCGACCACGTCGCTTTCCTCCGGCTTCCACTCCTCACGTGTCAGCTTGATATAGAAACCACCTTCGGTGGTTTCATAGCGCAGAGCCTCCTCCGCTTCAATGGTCTGTGTTCCGATGTACTGTTTCATATTTTTTCTTCCTTTCTTTGTGAACATTTCGTGAATTTTCAGTTCCTCATTGGGAAATGGGCAGTCTATTCCGGTATATAAAAATTGAAAGGAGGTGATATCATGCAAAAAGAGTCCCCCGTCAACCAGCCCGCCGTGCAGGAGCCGCGCAAGCCCCCCCTCGACGAAACCATCGCCGAGGCCAGCCTTCGCGCCTCACCACCCCCGCACGGCTTCCAGCCCCCGGACGATTATCGCGTTCGCACGGACAAAGACGACCCGAGCAAGACCTCTAAACCTGCCCCCGACCGCTAACCTTCGGCACCGTCGGCCCGCTCCTCCATGGGGCGGGCTGCTCCCTTTCCGGTGCCTCTTTCTTCGCCTTAAAGGACAAACACCTCTCCCCGTCCCGCTTGCGCAGTTCGTGGTGGTCGATGCAGTAGTGGCACACTTTTAGTCCCTCAACCGCGCCCAGCGGTCTCCAGTACCAGCATCCTTCACACCGCTTGTCTGCCATGCATTTCCTGCTCACTCCGCACCGCCTCCGTCCCACTCCCACTTGCTGTGATCCTCGCAGTCCTTGCAGACGCACTCCCGCTCACAGGTATCGCACAGCCCCACAGGGTCAACTTCTTCGGAACAAGGCAGCGGGCTTTTCCCATGTGCGCAGGTCGGACAGGCGTCCTCTGCGTCCCGCAACTGGGCCAGAGCCGCGTCCAGCTGCCGCCCCTGTTCCTCGATCAGCTCAGCGGCCTCCCGCCCGATCCGGCATCCACCGCCGCAATCGTACTCATACCCGCACCCGGCGCACTGCCCCTCGCTGGGCCTGAGCCGCCGCAGCCCGCTCAGAATATCCTCTTGCTTCATGCCGCTTCACCTCCTTCTATGAACTTCCGGGCCTTCTCCTCGTTGAGCAGCCCATGGATCTGCAGGAAGGCCAGCATCCCCGCTCCGCACACCCGGACATCGTTTTCCGCTGCCCAGCGTTCAAATAACCGGCTCAGCTTGAGCCGGTCCATAAACCAGAACATCCTATCTCTCCTTTCTCCATCTGGCAGTGTACCTCTATAGAGGTACACCCTCCTTCAATTCCCGTCCGCACATAGGGCAGGCCTTTATCAAGATATCGTTTCCGTCTGCATCGTTCATAAATGCGTGGCCATCCTCAAACACGATTCTGTTATAACTCGCATATGGCACGTCGCTAAACACTGGAAACGGGGTTTCGGATCCGTCACAATGCATACAGGGCGCGACTCGTTCTTCCTGCTCCCGAAGGGCGGAGATTGCCATTTCAAGCGCATCAGCAATATGGATGTGCGGATATTTACCAATGCCGTGTCGGCTCATATGGTCTTTAATTCGGCCAATAGCTTCCTCTGTGGTCACTCGTTATTTCCTCCCTCAATCAGTTCCTCCACATAGCACCAGCTCTGCGGAGGTCTCGAAAGCACAAGAGCTTTGTTCCCGCATTGCTCCGTAAACTCACGATACATAGCGCACTCCTCACAGTACAAGCTGTTTTCGCAGGGCTTCATAAACACGCTCAACTCCTTGGGCGTGTCGTAGATCACAAGGTCGGATATGTGCCAGCCGCAAAGATCTTTCCCTTGCGCATACTCTTCCAGTTGCTCGTGCGTCAATCCAGACTCATCAACTGCCGCTTGGAAAAACAGCGGATGCCCGGCAAAAATTGTCGGGTGCTTAAGGACAGCATAAATACCGTCGCACACAAACTCTCCGATAACTTTGCCATTAACGCAATTCCCCCACGTGGCATCTTTGCGCACCTTTTGATCGAGCAAATGATTGGGAAGGATTGCGTCTTTGGGCTCGATTAGCCCTTGCCCATAAGTGCAGTAGATATAGCACTTAAACGGGGGCGTTAGCTTCGGCTTGCTCTTTCTGACCTCAATGGTCTTTCGCCCATCGACGATCAGCGCACACCACTCAGGTCGAACTGATATCAAAACGGCCCTGCTCATTTCGCACCTCCATACAGATCATAGGTCCGCTCGAAGATATCCGGCTTGCAGGGATAGAACTCGCCCTTTACGCCCTTAATGATGTAGTCACCTTCCACCACGGCCATATCACCTTCCAGGGTGGAAATGCAATGCCCCAGTATGTCGCCAAAGCTGTTCCGAAGGACCTCTATCTTGCCCCCGGTAAACGCCACGGCAGCGGCATAATTGTCCTTTGTAAACTGAAGCGCCTCCACGATCACCGGCGCTTTCCTGTACAACTTGCCTCCGCCCGGCCCCTGCTGCACTCGGAGAAGTTCGTTCAGCTGCTCCATCGGGATCTCCGCCGTGGTCCAGCGATGGCCGCACGCAGTACACTTTCTCCGCCGCCGGATCTCGTTTGCCTTCTTCCCCGCCCGCGTGTCAATGCAGGTGATATCAAAGCTTTTGCACTCAGGGCACTGCATTATTCCGCCCCTCCGTCCAATGCGCCGACTTCACGCCACGCCCGATAGATTTTCTGCCCCTGTCTGGCAAACCAGTCCACCATTTCCTCGTTGGCCGCCCAGGCTTCCGTCGGAAACGACGCTTCATGCAATCCGCTCTCAAGCAGGAAAGCGTGGACGATCTCGTGACGCAGAACTTTTCTGATATACGCTTCCATATCCCCCAGCGTCCCCGTCACTTCCCGCTCGACCACGATTTCTTTCGTGGTCCAGTCGGAATACCCATCGCACCCTTTGAGTCGTTCATTCTCCCTCTCAGACTGCTCTTTGATCGTCCATTGAACGCCAAGAATGTTTACCGTTCTGTTATTCACCATCATTTTCTTTCTCCAATATCTCCCTTATTTTCTTGTCCATTGATCTTCCAAGACCATAGCAATTCCCGTGGGATATATGGTTTTTCCAGGCATTATACGAAGCAAAAAACTTCTCTTCCGGCAGCTTCCCGGCCGCGACCAGCTTCGCCATCCGCACAAACTTCTTTTGCGCGTTGCGCTTGTTTTGGTTCTTCAGCCGGCGGATCGGTTTCCCATCGGCTGTGATGTATGTATGAAAGCCCAGGTAATTGACGCCGTTCTTAAACGGGAAGATCTGCGTCTTTCCATTCAGCGTCAGATCCAGCGTTTCCAGATATGCCGTAATGACCTCAAGGCAATATCTCAGATACTCCTTGCTCGGGTGGATCAGATAGAAGTCGTCCATGTATCTGCCGTAGTATTCAATGCCGAGCTCGTACTTTATCACCTTGTCCATCCCATCCAGATAGAGCAAGGCAAAGCCCTGGTTGATCTGATTGCCCAGCGGGATACCCTTGCCCTGCGTGCTGTCAATGAACAGATTGCACAGCCAGCAAATATCCGGGTCGCTCCCGAAGTGATACGCCACAAGGTCCTTCAGCTGCTCATGGGAGATGTTATAGAAGAACTTTGTGATATCGCACTTGAGGATATAGCCGCGAAAGCCGTATTTCTCATGGAACTGCGCCATCTGTTCGCTCAGTCGGTCCAGGCCGAACAGAGTGCCTTTCCCTTTCTGTCCAGCGCAGTTGTCCTGAATGAACACCCGCTGCAGTCTTGGCATGATCACGTTGTCACAGAGACTGTGCTGTATGACTTTGTCCTTGAAAGAGGTCGTCTGTATGATGCGCTCCTTCGGCTCGTAGACCTTGAATTCGGTATAGGCAGATACTCGATAGGTCTTGCTTTTCAGCTGCGATATGAGAGCATGAATACCGTCCAGAGCCGCAAGGTTAAACCTTGCTGAACTTTTCTTGTATCCCTTCCCGCATCTGGCTCTGCGGAACGCTCGGTACATGTTGCGGAAGTCTGTCACTTTCTCGAAGTCGGTCATACAACACAGTCCTTTTTTGTTTATCCATGCGGAAAGGTCGTGCGTTCTTTTGATGTGGTGCTTTGATTTCGGCTGTTGCCTACTCTGTCGAGCGTTCCACCAGAACGGGCGGACGCCGTTGTTGTCGTTGTTGTAGTTGTTGTTGTTGATGTAGCCGGACGGCGCAACGCAAAGAAAAATACAACGCACGGCCCGCTTCACTCATTGCCGCTCCTTGGTCCTCCACGCAATCGACATATACTTCACATCGCAGACCATCTTGGACCAGTAATCTGCGGAGCTGTCATTGAGAAGAGACAGGCTCATGGATAGCTCAATGTAAAACAGCAGCTCGTCGCAGAGTGTGATCGCCTTTGTGATGGTCTCGCATCGCTCCTGCCGGCGGGTTGCATTGTTGATGCGGTTCGCTTCCAGCAGCGTCTCATATATGTCGAGGCTTTTGATTTGGATGCGGTCAACGAGGGAATGACGGTATTTTTTGGGATATCGGTTGCAATTTGAGGTGATCTTGAAGGAATGAACGGCCAGCTCCTTTGCTTTGACGATCACCTTCAGATCGTTGTCTGCCATCGTTACTCCTCACAAGATCCAAAGATAGAAGATACAAAAATCAAAAACGGGCGGACGCCGTAGTAGTCGTAGTAGTAGAAGTAGTAGCTGATGTCGCCGGACGGCGCAACGCAAACGACCCAAGTAGGATCATCGTGAGGCAATGCGGATTCGGGCGTAGCGAGCCACCACCAGTTTTTCACCTTGTGCTGATCGAAGATGCCGACGTTTGCCCGGTAGAAGTCAAAGGTGGGCAGGCTGATCAGAGACTCCATCTCGCCATACGGGGTCAGACCATCAAGGGTGGTCAGGTCGGTTTTGATGGGGCAAAGGTTTTCTTTTCCCACAGCCTCAATGACCTTGGGCAGGACTTCCTCCTCCATCTTTTTCAGCACATCGCTCTCTTTGAGGTTGTTATTGCTGCCGAATCGAGAGCGGAAGAGAATGTCCTTAGCGACCACGGGGGTCATGCCGTCCACATCGGGGAACTTGATGAATTCGATGCCTCCGACCGTGAAGGTCTCGCCATCCTTGACGCCGGGGATACAGAACTTTTTGCTTTCCATGATTGTGCTCCTTTCACTTAGATACAAAGATATTAGATTTTAAGATGCAAAACGGGCGGACGCCGTTGTTGCCGAAGCAGTAGTTGAAGTTGCCGATGCAGCCGGACGGCGCAACGCACTTGACCCAGCAGTCGTTCTCATGGGTGGGAGCTCTGTATGGCGTTGCCAGCCACCACCATGCGTCGACCTTGTGCTTGTCCAGGATCTCAACGTAACGGCGGTACTGTCCAGCGGTGAGCAAAGACATACCGCGCTTGACCGTGCCATAGTCTTTCAATCCATCATCGGCGGTCAAATCGACCGTATGCTCCACCAGGTTCTCCTTGCCGATCACAGCCTCGATCTCGGTAGCAAACTGGTTGCAGATCTCATCAACATGGGAGCCGGCGTAGTTGTTGTTCTCTCCAAATGCGGTCCGCTCCCCCAGAAGATCCTTGCGGATCACCGCGGTAGTGTCGCCCGAATGCTCCAGGACAACAAATTCATGTTGGCCGATTTTGAAGGTGTCCTTCACCGCAATGTCCGCCAGTCGAGTCTGGTTTAGGCCGAGGCTTCCTTTCAGCTGCTCCACCTGCTCTGCGGTCAATTCGATCCGCTGACCGCAAATGTTAATGTAGTTTTCCATTGTTAATCTCCTTTCACTTCCACAGTTGATTAAACTTTTCTTTTGCTTGCTGGAAACTGATAGGCAAATCAGCAAACTCCTCACCCTTGACGCCCACCAGCAGGATATCGCCTACGAAATCCACGCCGCAGATGGTACAGTTGTGGGGCAGACCCAGCAGCCGCCCCTCTTCGTTGCAGACCACGCACATATCGGTGGCAAGCTTGGCGGTTTCGATATAGCCTCCCACCGCCGTCTGCAGGTTCTCCAAGGTGTTGGACACCCACACACTCCGGGGCGGACAGCCGGGGCGCTTGCTGATCACACGGATTTTGTCAGCCATGCGTACGACCTCCTTGGCACGGCATCTCGCCCTCGAGTTTGAAAATAAGAATGCTGAACATCCTTTCACCATTCTCCTTAAGCCACTCCATGGCGCTGTTCCAGTCCGGGCGGCGAATGTAGTCCACGTCCTTCGATTGCTCGGTTTTTCGAAACGTTATGTCGTAGTACATGCTTACCCCTCCACCAGTCTGTTCAGCGGACAGGCCGCGCACTTCTCGTCCTGCTCATCCTGTTCCTTGCATTCCCACGGCCAGCGGCAGTATTCCTCACAAATCTGCTCAGCCAGTCCCTCCAGACAATCCCCGTGGAATACCGGCCCGGCGGTCACATTTTCGCCGCATATCTTACAGTTTGCCATGCTTATCTCCTCACTTTTTTGCGTTGATCCGGCACCATTTTCTCTGTGCCGCTTTCTTTCGTGCCGTCCGGCACTCCTGGCAGAACCGGTTTTCAGTGCGCTCATAGAATGTGCGTCCGCACCGGGCGCAGTATTGGGGCTTGATACGGACGAACTCGGTGCAGCTGTCGCACTCGGCGCAGCCTGCAGCGCATCCGCCAACATTGTCCCAGTTCATGCACATAAAGCGTTGCCAATACGGGTCGTAACCAAGGTCGTTCATCCGCTTCCGCAGGAGCGCATCCAGAACGGAGAGGTTCTTCCGGACTTCCGTCCGCGTTCTGGAGAGGTTGAAGCCCTGTCGGACAGTCGGATCCGGAGCACCGTGGCCCCACGGGCCATTTCCGAGCATGGTGCGTATCTTGTCTGCGTCTTCCGTCAGATAGGTGAAATAGACCTTTCCGCGCACGGCCTTCTCGGATCGGCCGACTGCTTTCCCAATCATGGGGTAGCTGTCGCCATGCCGGATGCCTTCAGCAAGGGCCTGATAGTTGGCGTCCGTCCACACGCTGTCTTTGCTGTGGTTATCCGCGCGCACTGGACGCTCCTTCAGACCGAGATCCCGGCAACGGCGGACGATGGCGCCTTCGGAACGGCGGAGGATCTCCGAGAGCTCCGCATAACCGTATTTGTGCTGCTTCAGCAGCATGGCAAGCCGGCTATCTTCGTCCGGGGTCCATGGATCCTTCCTCTGCAGGGCAAATGCCTGGAAGTCTTTACGGCGCTGCTCGGGTACCCAGTCTGGCTCCGCACCCAGAGCGAGGGGCTCCAGCTTGGAGAAGTCAATAAAGCTACGGTGTTTTTCGGCCCAGTCCCAGAATTCGTCCAGGTAAACGATCCGCCAGGCGCACTTGTCCACCCGCTTTGTGTGGACAGGCAGGCCCCGGTTTTTTACCCAGCTTTTCATCTGATAGCTGTACGACTGGGAGTTATCGGTGATCGTGAGCATCAACTGATTAAAGGTCACATAGTCACCGGCATCCAGCATTCCACCCAATCCCATCTTGCCGGCGCGAACTTTGATGGCGTTGACCGTGCGTCCCAGATGTTTGGCGATGCCCGGGATGGAAACCGAGCCCCAGTGTTCCTCCAGGTACTCAATTTCTTCCGGCAACCATATTTTCTGCGTGGAACAGCGCAGCTCTCGGCGCTTGTTCCGGACAGCGCCCTCCGAACGACCAAGTTCGAAAGCCATTTCCACTTCGGTCTGCGTTCGCCAATGATCCCGTATGTACTGTTCCTCTTCAGGCGTCCATGTTTTGTTTTGTCTCATTCTGCTGGTGACATGAGACAAATGGCCGCAAGGGCCTTCTCCAAAATTTCGTTCATACCTCTTGCACCATCTCCACGCCTACGCTATAATAGGCATGGAGATTTTTATCCTTTCCGATAAATTTCATCCTTCGCAGTCGGCTCCCGCCAGAGCCGGCTGCTCTTTTTTGTCCTTTTCAAGGCTCCCCTGTGCAAGGGGAGCTGTCGGCCGTGGGCCGACTGAGGGGTTGTCCAACGCCCACACCTCAGCATCCGTGATCTCCGCCCAGTCACACTTCCACTTCTCCGCCGCACACAGGATAGCCGCGAATTTGGAAGCCCCCGGCACGATCACCTCGCCGTATTTCGGATGTACCACCCGGACCTTTCCCGGAAAGGCCCACCGGTTTCTCCGGGCGATCTTTTTCGCCCGCTCCCGCCGTCTGGCCTCTTCCTCGTTCTCCTGCAGGCCCCGCGCCCAGCGCCAGCCCCAGTCGTCCTTTCGATACTCGTCTGCGGTGTATGCCCTGCTCGTAGGGCGTGACGACTCGGCACGCCGTTCCTCCGCACTCACAGCAACACCACCGCCATGACCGCATGCCGATCAGATCCACAATGGCCACGCCCAGCGCCCACCGGGCCACCCGGCCCTCGCTCCGGCGCTGGCTACTCTCCCGGCGCAGGGCCGCACGCAAGCGCCGTTCCAGTGATACCCGCTCCCGGAGACTGTTCTCCTCCTGCTCCGACGCGATCTCCAGCGCCCGCTCCGATGCGACTCTGCTCCGGTCCACATCCTCCACGATTCGGCCGTACTGTTCCAGCGCCCGGCGCAGGGCCTTCGCTTTTTTCTGACTCATGTTTTACTCTCTCCTTTCGTGGCTTCCCTGTGTAAGGGGAGCTGGCCGCCCTGTGGGCGGTCTGAGGGGTTGTTCCCCATCTCCTTCACCATTTCATACTCCGCCCCGTACCGTGTCCGGCCGCAGCGGTCGCACTTGACCTTCTTGTCCTTCATGCGCGTCAGCTGCCGCAGCCCCGCCGTCCCGGCCACGATCGCGCACTTGGAACACAACGTGATCTTCTTCATCTTTGTCTTCCTCCTTTCTAATGCCTTCCCCTCGAGGGGAAGGTGGCAGCCCGAAGGGCTGACGGATGAGGTGGCGTCACCGTTCACACCCTCACGTGTAGTACCGTTCCATCAGATACTTCCTGGGCACCTTGTACGGCACCGTCAGATATCCCTTGGCTTCCAGTTCCGCGTTCAGCTGCTTAATAACCTCATAGGCCTTGGTCAGCCCGATGTCCAGCAGCTCCGCTACGTCTTTCGCTTTCAGCAAGTCCATATGTCTCCTCCGTCCTGTCTTGCCGCCCCCTCGTCTTTGTGCTATCCTGATTAAAGAAAGGAGGTGACCACAGTGTCCAATATTGATTCCCTTTATTCTTCATTTGAGCAGCAGCTTGCCCTCGCATGGGCGCAGGCGCATCTGGCCGATTACATGCGCACCCACGCTGACTGCTCCGCCGAGGAAAAGCGCACCGTCTTTTTAGAGGCTCTCGAGGGCGGCTTTCATCTCGCCCTCGATCTGCGCGATTGACGGTTTGCACCTCTCCACCGGGTTGAGATAAGCGTTCTTCACTAACTCAAAGGCTATTTCAAATTCTCTAACGCTTGCCCCTTGCTTCGCCGCTGCTTCCACCAGCGCCACGGCAAGGGGTTTTGCTTTCGGATATTTCGCGATCAACGGAGCAAATATCGCCTTTTCCACCTCTCACACCTCCTCCGAGCAATCCTCCGGGCACGCCATCAGCTGCTCTATCATCTGCTCCGCCTGCTCTCCCGGAATCTTGGCAATGCAGGTCTCCTTCGTTTTGTCCTGCTGCACCTCCAGCTTGACATATACGCTCCCCGGTTTGAAATTCGTATTCAGCAGCCGTTCCAACCGCTCACCCTCCGGGGTGGGCGGTTTCTTTTTATCTGTCACCCCTCACACCTCATCTCTCAATCCGTTTTTTCACTGATTGCTTGAACATAGATGCTACTGCCGCAGGGGCGGATCCGAATTACGTCGACCACTGCACGCAAAGGTTCTCCGTGTCCCTCAATGTCCAAGTAGATGCCAAGTCCATCCTGGCCGCCGCTCCCATCCGGGTATCTCGGTCCCGACACATTCTTTGCAATGCGCAGTACCTGAAGGAACTCTCCGACTTCCATAGCATTTCTCCTCTCACGCACTCTCCTGATCTTCAAAGAACCGCGTCCACGCAAAGCCCAGCGCACCGGCGATCTTCTTGGCCATCTCTACACTGGGTCTGCGGCTACCAACCTCAATGGACGCATACGCACTCTGAGAAATGCCGATTTCCTCTGCCACCTTGTACTGCGTGCGCTCTCCTCTGATTTCCACCAGCCATTTCAGCATGATTTCACCCCCCTGTTAATTTCATTCTGTGTTTAACTTATCATTTCATTTTGTGTTTGTCAACACATTTTGAAATTTTTTTGTAGAAAAAATAATCACTCCTTGCAATTGCTACCGCGAAAGGGTAGTCTAATTGCAAGGAGTGATTATTATGTTTGCTATCAGAATGAAGGAATTGCGGGAGGCCGCCGGCTATCGTTCCCAGCAGTCTTTTGCCGATGCCTTCGGTGTCGCCCAGTCTACGATTGGCAACTGGGAGGCTGGTAAGCGCGAGCCCAACCACGAAACCACCATCCGTCTGGCCGACTTCTTCCACGTCTCCATCGACTATCTTCTCGGCCGCGAACTCGCTCCCGCTCCCAAGGACGATGGCTTGACTGACCCCGAGCGCGCCTTGATCGCAGCCTACCGCGCCGCCTCGCCGGACGACCGCGCCATCATCGACAACATCGTCCGCCGCTACACACACGCAGCCGAGGCCACCCGCCTCGCCTAAAGTAATCTATCTGTCTGAGTACCGGCCCAAGCCAAAAGAATAGTTGGAGGTCTATCTATGAATTACAAAACGCGTGCTGCTATCAATATTTTCGGTATACTTTCCACCCTTGTTCCGCTCGTTCCCCTCGGGCTCCCCTGGTGGGCAAACACGCTGATCATTGCGGCCCTATTCTCACTCAAAGGGCTTAACTGGTGGATCGAGGTCGCCCTTTGGGTGTGGTCCTTCATCGTGGTAGTCCGCGCTCCATTTACATGGTTCAGCGTTGTTTACTACGTTTTGTTCGGCTTGTATGCCCTGTGTACTTTCCTGCCGCTGTTTTTGATTTTGGGCGCAAAGGGTGCGGGCTTCTTTGCCAAAGACTCAGAACCGGACGAACCGGCACCGTGATCTTCCTGTCCGACTACATAGAGAAAGGACTTCCGTATGAGCATCCTATACCCACTTCTCACTATTGTCGGCGTCTTCGGTGGCGGTGTGTTGTTGGCCCTCGCTTTCGCGCTCTTCCTCATACGCCCAAAACCAAGCAAAGAAACACTCGAAAGAAGGCACGAAATGAAAAAAGCGATACATCGTTGGCTTTTACCTATTGGCATGCTCATTGTATTTATCCTGGCAACCATAGGTTTTTCTGCCATCCTAACTTACTTCAACGCTCCCTCCGAACTCACTTCTATCCTCACCCCCATCGTATCTGGCACTCTTGCCATCTTTATCTTCTTTGCCTGTAGTAAGCAGACTCATTCCGATTTTCTTGATGACAAAGGTTCGCTCTCTCTTTTGGTGCTTATTCTCTTTGGTCTCCTAATTTGTAGCAGTTTTGGTATATTTCCTCCCTCCGATTATTAAATTTCACCCCCACCCGAAAGGAGCCTCCCATGTCCGTATCAAAAATGAAAGACGGCAAGCGGTGGTATGTCTTTGTCCGTTATAAGGATTGGACGGGGCAGACCAAGCAGCACAAAAAAGAGGGCTTTGACACCCGTGCCGCCGCCAAGGAGTACGAAGCCGAATTTCTTGCCAAGAAAAACGGCTCTCCCGACATGACTGTCAAATCCCTCTATGAGCTGTATATGGAAGACTGTAAAAGCCGCCTCAAGCCCACCACCTACTCCCAAAAGGAGTTTCTGTTCGAGCGACACGTGATTCCCCACCTCGGCAGCCTGATCGTGGAGCAGGTCACTCCGCCCCAGATCCGCAAGTGGCAGAACACCCTCCTCTCCGCCACCATGGGCGAGGACGGCAAGCCTTATTCCCAGACCTATCTGAAAACGGTCAACAACCAGGTCTCCGCCATGTTCAACTTCGGCGTGAAGTATTACGGACTGCGCTCCAACCCCTGCCGCTTGGCCGGCTCCATGGGAAAGAAAAAGGCGGACGCTATGCAGTTCTGGACCGTGCCGGAGTTTGACCGCTTCCTCACCGCCGTCTCCGACAAGCCGCGCTCCGTCATCATGTTCTCCCTGCTCTTCTGGACTGGGATGCGCATTGGCGAGCTGCTGGCCCTCACCCCTGCCGATTTCGCCCTGGACACCGGCTCGGTCAGCGTCACCAAGAACTTCGCCCGTCTTCACGGTGAAGACCTCATCATGGAGCCAAAGACCCCCAAGAGCCGCCGCGTAATCCTCCTGCCCCCCGCCCTGACCGACATGGTAAAACAGTACCTCTCCATGATTTACGAGGTCGCCCCAACCGACCGCATCTTCGACGGCAACACAAAGCGCTACGCTCAGTCGGAAATGCAGCGCGGCTGCA